CAGTCATCCAACCGATAACCTCTATCTTAGTAGGCTTGATTGAAATAACCTCGTCATTCCACATTATGAAATACGCTTGATTTATCTTGGACCATTTTACTTCCATCATTGTCTTATCCTTGATTGGATTGTTATTGTTTATCCTAGTAGACCACCATCAACGTCTGGATCTTCTATGATGCCATCGGCGTATAGTGCTCTTTCAACGTCTGCTCTATCTGAATCATCCGGTCCCTCAAACTGGGATGCGTACCAGTGAAAGATACAATCATCTAACTCAACTGAGAAATGATCGTGTTCTTCCCCGTCGTCCTCCCATTCTGGTTCAAAGCCCTTATCTTTGAAGCTATAGTATAGCACCACCAAGGCTTCCATTGCCTGTTCATGTGTTAGCTTCCAGTCATATATTAGTGTCATTGTCTTTGCTCCTTGTCTGAATCGTAGACACCTAGAAAATCATCTATGGTCCAATACATGTCGCGGTTGTTCAGTTCTACTTGGAAGTAGCACTCCATCCCTTCTTTCCTGATCCAAAGGACATCAAAGCCCTTCTTTTCAAATGTGTAAGCGAGTTCTGATAATGCCTGCCCTGCCTGTTCGGTCGTGAATGTCATTGTCTTTGCTCCTTGTTGATAAGATTGCTGTTGAACATGATAAACATTGTTGTTTCCTCAGTCATGCCGTGCTTGTCGAATAGCGCGGAAACGATAGCATCAAATGCCATCCCTTTCGCATTCATCTCTTCGATATCCTTCTGGATTTCTTCGTTCATTGTCTTATTCCTCATATGGATTGTGTGGTGTTAGTTGGCGATGACGATAGCAACTTTTCCGTCTATCTACCCAACAATCTGTATAGATAATGAGTTGACCATCGTTGTCTTCGTCCATTGTCGCTCTGGGTAGCATCTCTAATATGGCGCGGTAAAGTTCGTAGTATGTCATGTCGTAGCTTTTATCTATAGAAACTATAGATAAAAGCTTTGACTTGCCTGTCTTAGATTCGGGAAAGCTAGTGTATGACATGATTCGATCATCTCTTTGGAATACACCAAGCACCTTGTTTACCAAAGAACCAGCATCCATTGAATGACCGCCCACATTCCATATCGTTATATCTCTGGCTGTAACATCGTTATGCCCATAGTTTGGACCAGACTTCCAGTTATATATGGTAGCAATAGTTCCGTCATCAAACTTGATCGACCATGACCAATCAATCTTATATGTAAAGCCAGTGCGTTCCTCAGGTAGACCAAACAAGGCGGTAAGCTCTGTATAATCTGCTTTGATTCTTGCTTGCAAATGAGTACCATTGATATCAATGGGTTCCTCGTTGTGAGTTTTATAGTTCATTAGGATTACTCCGATACGACCAGAGAGATTGGCGTCAACCGATGGTCGCCCCAGTTGACCCCAGCAACGTAGCCCGATTGCCACAGCCTGTCAAGTGCAGGCTACCAGCACAGCGATTCTGCCAACCACGCCAAGTGGAGCATCACATCGCTTACATACATATACATTATGTATATTCTATGAACGGATTAGTCGTTAGAAAATGAGACTGCTAGTATTATCAATGGAAATATTGTTAGCACTCCAACATTAGGAAATAAAACAAACGCTGTTACGGTAAGAAGAATTATAGAAGAGCTATCCAGCATCACTCACCTCCCTTTTCCTTCATAAAGTCCCGGTGTGGCAATTCAATCACGACATTGTGATCAAGTCCCCCTCTGTAATAGACGAACACATCTACAACTCGACCCGGCGCCAACCACTTTGGCAGTTCACCCCATTCAGAGAAGTCACCATTCAAGCAACTATAGTCCCCAGCTTCAGCGGCTCTGTGTTTGTCGGCCATATCTTTATAGATCATGAACTCGAACTTGGTCCCACCATATGACGAGGCCATCGCATTTCTAACAAAAGCCATCATTTCTTTCTTGGTCATTTTCTTTCTCCTTGATTGGATTGTTTATAGAAGTGCGGGCCTCTCACCCGCTCGAAGTTTCATTTATACTCTGAACTATAATAGAGTTTCAACTAGGTCTGCGCTTCTTATCGTCTAGGCACTACCACCCGCCCAGACTCGGCTAGACCTAGTCCTCTACTAAGAGTATCCATTGCTATTTCTTCAAGCAAGATTTCATTTTTGAAGTCTTGCTGTTGAGCTATAAGCGCAATGGCTTGTGAAACCTGAGTAACGGCATGGGTTGGTTCTGTTGTTGAATGCTTTAGTCCAACAGAAATAACCTGCTCAATGATATCCTTTGATGTAGCTGGCTTATGCCGACCAGACTTTGCCGCCTCTTCAAATGTATATCTTGTGAACTCATAGAGGTCATCAACATAGAGATGTAATGCCTCGTTATATTTCTCTAGCATACCGTATTGCTTGGTTAGTATGTCTTGAACAAAGCCAGAATACCAACCGGCCAACCTATCTGGCCGCCCTCTATGTGGCGTGCGCTGGCTCATCTCGCCTTGGTATGAGGTCATTCCATTAGAACATACAAGAGTCCATATACCGCCATCACCTCCAAGCCCTCCCGTTCCAGTCTCAGAGTTCCTAAGATTTAGAACATTGATAGGCTTGTTTACTTCAATTCTATCAATGGATTGATGCTTTAGAATATCATCTTCAAGACTAGGTGAAGCCATTCTTATCCTAACGCCATCATCGGTTAGGATAAAGCTAAGCACAGGAGCATCGGCATATTCAGGTGCGCCCTCAAGAAAGCTCTTGACTAAATCCACATGACTGAATGGCTGATAGCAACCGTTATGTCCTGTTGGATGAACAGAGCGTATTACTCTTTCATTTGCTCCCCGGTTTATTGTTCTAACAAGAAGCGTTTTATCTAGACCTAAAGAACAATGAGCATATAGCATAGTAGAAATCTTATCGCCCAGTTCATCCGTTGCCCAGTTGTTCGTTAGATAACGAAAGTCAACACCGGGAACTTGCCTAAGCAAACTCTGTAAGCCTGTCTTAGTAAACGGTAGCTTCTCTGATATACCTTTCCCTGTAAGGACTTGGCCATAAGCTCTGCCGTTATCTACAACAACCTTCAGCCTATTACCTTGAAGGTGTAAGTCCTTGGGGTCTTGGCTCTTATCTATTTTTTCTAAGATATCAGAAAGATCTGATAGATTCAATGCTCGACCAGCGGTAGCTGACTTATCTTTCAAGCTCAACTTCAGACCATTATGAGTTACATCATAACGAACAATGTTTCTATTGCGAAGGGTTAGTGGATAGCGATTTGAAAACTTCTTTGTGTTTGTTTCTAAGTTGTTCATGGTAGTCCTCGACGGCATAGCGGAATTGCTTCTGCCCCAGCAAGGTAACCCGGATGCCGATGGCTGTCAAGCACAGCGGAGCAGTGCAGCGATTCTGCCAGAGCAGACCACCGGCCAACAGCATGTGTGTTATTATACATTCACATGATGTATGTGCGTACACATGCGCGCTCACGTATGTGTACGTGTACGCATATGCGTGTGCGCTCGCGCTCGCGCAGGTTGCGTGGGCGCCCGCGAAGCACGGCCTTGGAAATACGGGATGGCTGGAAATACGGGATGGCTGAGTTATAGTTGGCGTCGAGAGGTAATCCATGATTAGATTTATAGACGCACGAGAAGAGCTACCTAGACATGAGACTAAAACATTTAGCAGGCGCAAGGCAAGCGACATAAAGGGCGTGGTTGTACACCAAACCGCTGGGCCTGACGATGTGTATTTGACATCACGATACCATGTAGGACCAAACCATGTATCAGAGTCGGGCTGCCCCGCTCTGCTCTATACTTTCTACATAGGTCACTCAGGAACAATCCACTGGGCCAATGACTTAGAGGATGTAACGTGGTCCCAAGGTGGACACGGCTCGCCTGTTGCTGGAACAAATCCAAACAGTAACTTCTTGGCCGTTGTTTGTGCTGGCTCTTTCTATGAATACGGGATGGCTGGGCCACCCTTTGCTCAGACGTTTGCTCTCCTTACTTTGTGGGCGCACCTCGTTGGTGCATGTAAAAACTCTAGGATTCCTCAAGAGTTATATCAATCTATTGATTGTCCCATTGAGGCAATGTGGGGTCATCATAACTTCGGCAAGCCCGCCTGCCCCGGACCAACACTAACCAAGCTGGTTGATACAATAAGATCATACTCTGTACAAGAACACACACTCATAACTACTAGGGATTGGCAGGATGCGCTGAACAACTGGGGGTCCAAGCTCGATGTTGATGGCGTGTGGGGTCCAGCAAGCAGGGCTGAGCTTGTGAAGTTTCAAAGATCCCAAGGCAGCCTTGTAATTGATGGGATTCGTGGACCACTTACGGAGGCAGCGTTGCTCAATGCACAATAAAAACGACTACTTGTTTGATATTGTTTGCTTGATCATATTGGTTTATGTGATCGCTGCCCTCTTTGGCTTTACTCGTTAGGCTCATCCTCAATAGGATTGAGGACCACAATACATAGATACTTATAGATGTCTGAGTTGATGTGCTGGGTGAACGCCAGTTGACTTATCCTCGTGTGAAGCTCATGAGAGACATCTATTCCTCCCACCTGTATCAACGCTTCCCCTATAGCAGCACGCGCTGCATCTCTTGGACTGTCTCCTGAACCACAGATGAGCCTGACTGGGTAGTCAGTGATAGGAAGGGGGTTTTTATTTAGAAGGAGAGGCACTGAGTCTGCCTCTCTCTTTGGAACAATCCCCATCTCTATTAGGTTTGCTTTATATTTATTTAACATTCGTTCCCTCACCCAGCTCATTTAGCATCGTCCTTGCAATGTCTACTGACCTCTTGTCTGAGAACACCGCAAGAGCCGTTGCGTTGTTATCTTTATCTAGCACGTAGAGGACAGGCTTGTGTCTACCGGGGAGCAGGCCAATGTGTATAGACATATGGATATCCAGCAGTTGCCAACCCGTCATAGTTCTGTACACATCACCCATCTTAGCAGCCAGAAAGAATGTTCATCTGCTCAACATAAATGCCTACGGCTATATACATACTGAGGTGTGCGATGAGTGAGATCATTAGCAGGAGAGCGATGTAGCTTGGTTTGTCTCTATCCATTGGAGCACTTTTCCTTGTTATTATTCCTTGTCATGTTATCGTGTCTGTGCCTATTAGGAGGTAAGAATGTGGGAAGAGATAAAATCAAGAATCGTTAGTCGCAAGTTCTGGATGGCAGTCGTTGGTGCCTTGACACCCATTGCCCTCGAAACCATGTCTGGTTCTATTGATGCTGCAACTGCGGTGTATGCTTCGACTACTGTAATAGTCAGCTACATCCTTGGTCAAGCATACCAAGACGGACAAGCAGCCCTCGGCTCCGGCTCCTAGCATACCGGAAGTTCGGGACAAACAATTTCTGCTGGACCATCTTCTACTGTTTCTTCCGAAGCAGATATAAGCTGGTTCAGCAGAATAACATCCAGCGGTTTCCTTCCCCCATTAGCCATCCTCTTCATCTTCTTCAGTGCTACTCCCTTCCTTCGATAGAAGCTGGCCCTGACCGCAGCCGAGTTTCTTTTCATTCCAGTTCTCTTACAGAACTCATCTAATGATTCTGACGTTTGCCACACAGTTACAAAGGTTTCTGGTGTTAGGCGATTTGACATTATTCCTCCATGTCCGGTGTTGTTCTTTGGCACGAGGCAAGTGGGTCAGACCTTACGAGCCCTGCTGCCGATGATAGATCAACACCATTCCTGTGTGCGTTGATGACTATGTTTGCGTATTGTTTATAGAAGACATCATTGATGCT